GAGCCAACCTATGACCTTATAAGACAAATTGCATGGCCTCGCTTTGAAGAAAAGCTAGAGCAGATGCAAATACCCTACAAACTAACCAAAAGCCCCACCAATGAATTACAGGTTGAGGGCTGCGGCAAAATCATATTCAGATCAATGGACACGCCTCAAAGGATTATTGGTTATGAGGTGGCGGATAGTGATGTTGATGAGCTAGACACCCTGAAGGAAAAAGATGCTGCTTATGTATGGCGGCAGATCGTCGCCCGTAACCGGCAAAAGAAGTTTGATGGTTCTAGGAATACCATTGCGGTAGCGACAACCCCGGAAGGCTTTAAGTTTGTCTATAACACTTGGGAGAAAAGCCCGAAATCCGGTTACAAGATTACCAGAGCGCCAACCTATAGCAACCCATATCTGGATGCTAATTATGTTGAGAGCTTGCGGGATATATATCCGCCTCACTTGCTTGATGCTTATATTGAAGGCAGGTTTGTCAACCTTATTGCAGGGTCAGTCTACGGTTGCTTTGATCGAGAATTGAACGGAACCACCGAGCGAATCAGACCTCGGGAACCACTGCATATCGGAATGGATTTCAACGTCAATAATATGACTGCGATTGTTCATGTTATTCGGGATGGCAAAGCCTACGCACTAGATGAGATCAATGGGGTGAAAGATACCCCTGCCATGATTGAGGTGATAAGGGCTTATTATGACGATCACAATATTATGGTATATCCTGATGCTTCTGGTAACTCCAGAAAAACAGTGGATGCCTCGACCAGTGACCTTCAATTACTGAGGGATGCCAAATTCAGAGTGGTTGTTGACCCTGCTAATCCCAGAGTGAAGAACCGGCTAATGGCAATGAATGCAATGTTTTTGAATGCTACAGGTGATAGACGATATTTTGTGAATGTCGAGAAATGCCCAGACTATACGCTGTGCCTTGAACAACAGGCATACGATAAGAACGGGGAACCGGATAAGTCAGGCGATCTAGATCACGCGCCTGATGCCGCTGGATATTTTATCCATCAACGATTCCCAATCGTTCGCAGAACAGCCAAAGTGACAGAGCTTAGATTATGACTGATACAGTTCGCACCCCAGATGAACGCTATTTGCAGATGCAAGATGATGTAAGCCTTGCCAATGCTTTGCTCGGTGGTAGCAACGCAATGAGGGAGGCGAAAAATATGTTCCTTCCCCAAAATGAAGCCGAAACAGATTCCAAGTATGCCCGGAGGCTGATTCGTTCTTTCCTTTACGGGGTGTTTGAAAATACTGTTGATACTATGGCCGGGAAACCTTTTGCGAAGGAGATAAGTGTTCAGGGCGTTCCTGAAGGCATTATGGCCTCATTGGATAACATTGATAGACAAGGGCGCGACATTACCGCTTTTGCTTGCGATGTCCTCCAGCACACTCTGGCGAAGGGTATGACCTATATCCTCGTTGACTTCCCGCAATCTCCACTAGAGGGAGATAGATCACGACAACAAGAGCAGGATTTAGGTTTATCACCTTATTGGGTTCACATTAAACCAGAGAATATGCTGGGAATAGATTTTGACTATGAGAATGGTTCGTTGGTTGTTCACAGCCTGAGAGTGCTGGAAACATACCAAGAGCGCGCTGAAGGATTCACCCGCACCACCAAAGAGCAAGTCAGGGTTATTTATCCTAATTCGTTTGAGGTATGGCGCAAGGCAGAAAACCAAGAATGGAAGCTATGGGATGAAGGGCTGCGCAGTATTGGCAAGGTAACGCTAGTGCCGGTCTACTCCAAGCAGTCAGGCCCATTCATGTCGAAGAATGTATTGAAGCCGTTAATGGAAAAGAATCTTGAGCATTGGCAGTCATCCAGTGAGCAGAGAAACATTCTACACGTTGCCCGTGTGCCGCTCTTATTTGGGAAGATGCTACAAACTCACGATACTGACGGTAACGCATTAAAGTTCACCACTGATTCAATGATAACAGCCGACTCTGGGGATGGTGATTTAAAATATGTTGAACACTCCGGCAAGGCGATTTCTTCAGGGGAAAAAGACCTCGAAACCCTCGAATCACAAATGGAAGCACTGGGGGCCATCTTACTTCAGCCTGATGAGACTAGAACGGCCACCGAGCAGCGATCAACCGACTTCAAAGGAAACTCCAAACTCCACACCGTGGTCGGAAACCTAAAATCATCACTAGAACAGGCGTTGGTGTTTCATGGTGAATGGATTGGCTTAAAGATTGAACCTGAATTATCAATCTTCACAGAGTTTACCTTAATCAATCCTGACTTCATGTCGGCAAAAGACTTGCTTGAATCTAAAATGGGCGGGCTAATCTCCCACGAGCTTTATATTCAAATCCTGCAACGCCGTGGTGTCTTCCCTACCGATATAAGTGCCGAGGAAATAGCGGCTGATGCGATGGCCGATATTCCAGAAGGGATTGAGAATATAAACCCAGAAGGTTTTGAGGACATAGATAGTGCCGCTGAATGATGAAATCCTAGATGCGGAAATTCGTCACTCTGTTTATCTTCAGCGATACACCGGCGGAGTCAATAAACGCATTTTAGCTTTGTTGATGAAAACCGAAGACGATGTCATGGCTAAGATTCGCAAGGTTGGCGGCATCACATCGTTCCAATCAAAGAGACTCACCACTTTACTGGAGAGCATTAGAGCAATTCGGAAAGAAGCCTATAAGTCAGCGGGACAAGCCTTGTATAACGAGGCCATTGACCTGTCGAAATACGAGGCTGGATTCCAAACAACTTTGCTCGAAAAGACTATGCCTATTCAGTGGAACGTGATTGTTCCATCATCTGAGTTATTAAGGGCTGCAACAGTATCAAAGCCGTTTCAGGGTCGATTGCTGAGAGATTGGGTCAAGAGCTTAGAGTCTCGTGAACTTGCCCTAATGAAAGATCAAATCACGATGGGTGTGATTGAAGGCGAAACCACCGAACAGATCATGCGTCGCATTAGAGGCACGAAAGCCCTTAACTATGCCGATGGTGTCTTTGGCAAGTCTCAAAGAGATGTTCAGGCTGTGGTGAGAACAGCAGTTAGTCATATTCATAATGCGGCAAGGGCCGAGGTGGGCAAGCTCAATAGTGAGTTCATCAAGAAGGTGCAATGGGTCTCTACTTTAGACGGTAGAACATCACCAATCTGTCGGGCTAGGGATAACAAGCTATATCCACTAAACTCAGGGCCAAGACCTCCGGCTCATTTCCGCTGTAGATCGACAATAACGTTCGTGACTAAATCGTGGAAAGAGCTGGGCATTGATTTACAGGAAGCACCGACAGGCACAAGAGCCAGCATGAATGGTCAAGTTCCAGCAGATTTATCCTACAACGACTGGTTGAGGACGCAGGACAGATCATTTATTGATGAAACGCTAGGGGTGAATAAGGCCAAGTTATATATGGACGGAAAACTACCTTTATCCAAGTTTGTCGATGTTCGCGGGAATGAATTGACCTTAGATGCTTTGCGCGTCAAAGAGTCGACAGCTTGGGATGCCGCCGGTCTATAATGGAAAGATTCATCGTATTAAAGGGCGGAGAAAAGAAGAAACCGCACCAGAAACAAGATAAAGATGATATTGAGTTATGGGTTTGTCGTATAGACGGCACTTGTGACGCTTTCCAGCTATATAAGCCGTACTTTCAAGGCAATGCCATCAAGCAGGGATATAACGTACTGGTGTGCGCTAGATGCTTTGTAGAGGGCCGCAATACGAGCGTGAGATGAACAGCGACACATGGATTTGCATTGCCTCCGGGCCGTCACTGACAAAGGCCGATGTCAACCTGACTCGCGGCTTTAAAACTATCGCTATCAATGACAACTATTTGATGGCTCCGTGGGCGAATGTGTTATATGCCTGTGATCGCAAATGGTGGGACTTACATCATCTTGATATTAAGGGCATGGAGTTCGCTGGTGAGAAGTGGGCGTGGGAGCATACGACAGGTGAAGATTGCGCGGCGATAACAAAGCACCAACTCAAAACCGTTTCCGTCATTGGTCAAGCTGGGTTGGGCAGGAAAAAATACGAGGTATATTCTGGCGGAAATTCGGGTTATCAGGCTATACAGTTAGCCGCTCATTTTGGCGCAAAAAAGATTATATTGCTTGGCTACGATATGCAAGAAACAAACGGCAAGAAGCACTGGTTCGGCAGTCACCCACAAGAGCTGGGAAACCCCAGTAATTGGGAAACACTGCGAGGATATTTTGACATCTTAGCCGAGGAACTTTTGACAACTGACATCGAGGTGATAAATTGCTCCCGAGAAAGTTCACTAACCTGTTTCCCCGTGATGACGATAAACCAAGCGTTGAAGATATGACCGCTGAGATGTTGGCGGAGATATACACCCCCGTTGAATTAGCTGAATTATATCTAGAGACTTATAATTGTGTGCAGTTATTTTTGGCCGCAAGTCAATCTCCAAGAGCAATTAAACATTGAGCGCACAAGAAGCAGAGGTTGAAAAATACCAAGTCGCCTATCAAGAGGACTGCTACAAGATGGGTGACGCTCGCAAAGCCTATGCCGAAGCCAATCTATTGGAGGCTCGTGCGGATTGCCAGAGCCACCTTGATGTAGGTTGTGGGCGCGGTGAGATGGTTGCCTACGCCAAGTCCATTGGCTATGAGTCGAAAGGGCTGGAGGTTGTTGATTATTTAACCGGCAATGAGATTATTAAGGGTTATGCTTGGGCTATTCCATGCCCCGACCACAGTGTCGATCTGGTAACAATGTTCGATGTATTAGAGCATTTATTACCAGAGGATACTGAGCGCACATTGATGGAGTTGGGCAGAGTTGCCAAGAAGTGCATCTTCATTACGGCAGCTAATTATCCCAGCCGATTCAAAGGCCATGACCTGCACATCAACATTCGCTCATATGACGAATGGCACGAGTTCCTATTAAGAACATATGAAGGCGCACAAGTCACATGGCTTCCCCGTGAGCATGGAACCTGCTCGGAAACGTGGGAAATACGTTTTAACTAATAGACCTACATTCTGTAGGGATTTACCTGCTCTGAGAGCAACAACAATGGTCGGAGATCATACGAATGAACATCAACGAACTTTATGAACAAAACCCAGAACTGAAAGATACTATAAACCAGCAGATTCAAGAACAGGCAACAGCCCTAGCTGAAAAGACGGCGCAAGGCTTACTGACCAAAAACAATGAACTATTGGATGAGCTGAAGCCGCTCAAGCAAAAGATGAAAAAGCTGGAAGGTATCGACCCCGAAAAATATCTTGAAATGGAATCCACCCTTCGGGAAACAGAAAGGCAGGGCTTTGTTGATAAGGGTCAAATTGACAAAATCATTGAAGCACACAATACCGAAAAAAGCTCATGGGGTGAGCAATTTGAAAGTAGAACCAGTGAGCTTCAAAGCACCATCGACACATTAAAAGGTAGCCTTGAAAAAGAGGTTATTGACAACCAACTACTTGCTGCTCTATCGCCTATTGCGGTAGATGAACCAAGTCTAGAATATCTGCTGATGAAAACTCGCAGCATGATCGAAATGGTTGAGCAAGACGGGCGCATGACTGCCCGGGTAAAGAATGGCATTAAAGGTGATGGCTCTTATAAGACCATCGCTGACTTGTCTAGTGAGATAGCCGGGAACGCATTGTATGCGCGATTCGTTAAAGGCACTCAGGGAACCGGAAGCGGAGCAACTGGAACCAACGGCGGGGCCGGGAAGAAAGCAATAAACCGTACTGAATTCGCAAGCCTATCTCCCACTGAGCAGATGGCCTATGTGAAGGAAGGCGGTAAAATCACAGAATAAGGAATACCAAAATGGCTACTATTACAAATCTTATCCCCGACCTATACAACGCGCTGGACACTGTTTCGCGTGAGTTGGTTGGTTTCGTCCCTGCGGTTAGCTCTGACATGACGTTTGAACGCGCTGCTGTAGGCCAAACTGTTCGCTCCCCTGTTGCACCTGCTGCGGCTGCTGCTGACATCACTCCCGGTGTAACACCTCCAGATGATGGTGATCAAGTTATCGGCAATGTCGATATGTCTATCACCAAGTCTCGTCGTGTTCCTATCCGCTGGAATGGTGAGCAGTCTCTGGGCTTGAATAACAATGGCCCCGGTCGTGCCAATATCATGGTTGACCAGTTTGCACAGGCCATGCGTACATTGACTAATGAGGTTGAAGCTGACCTTGCTGCATTGTACATTCATGCTTCTCGTGCTTATGGCGCGGCTGCCACTGTACCTTTCGCCACTGCAAATGATTACACCGATGGTTCTTACACCATGAAAATCCTGAAGGACAACGGCTGTCCTTTATCCGATAATCAATTGGTTTTAGGAACAACTGCTGGAGCAAACTTCTTAGGCAAACAAGCCCGCGTTGATGCTGTTGGCAGTGACTCTATCTTGCGTCAAGGCGTATTGATGGACGTTCATGGCTTTGCGTTGCGTGAGTCTGCTGCGGTTGTTTCTCCCACTGTTGGTACTAGCGACTCATCTACTGTTGATGGTACTGGTTACGCAGTAGGCACAACTGTTCTGACTCTGACTGCTGTTGGTACTGGTTCGTTGATCGCTGGCGACATTGTTACCTTCGCAAGTGATTCAAACCAGTATGTTATTGCCTCTGGTGATGCTAGTGCTGCCGATGGCGGTACGATTACTCTAGCCGCTCCCGGTTTGCGAGAAGTTATGCCCGCATCCACTCAGGCGATTACTGTTATTGCTGCTGCTCCTCGCAACCTAGCATTCAACCGTTCCGCTATTGCTTTGGCTACTCGCGCTCCTGCGCTTCCAGCCGAAGGTGACTCTGCTGTTGATCGTCAGATCATCACTGACCCGCGTTCTGGCTTGAGCTTTGAAGTGTCAATCTATGAGCAATATCGTCAAGTGCAATATGAGATAGCACTAGCTTGGGGCGTAAAAGCCGTTAAGCCAGAGCATATGGCTATTCTTATTGGTTAATTAACTGGGGCTTCGGCCCCTTTTTATTTGGAGCTTCTATGTCTATTAACGCAACTCCCGGCGCTTCAGCGGATTCCTTTGTGAGCATTGCCACGGCTGATGATTACTTTCTTGGTCGGATGTATTCCTCACTCTGGGAAGATGCTGACATCTACACCCGCGAGCGGGCTTTAAAAACCGCCACCCGGATGCTAGACGCTATGGATTGGGTTGGATTCAAAGTAGACAATGATAATTCGTTGAGATGGCCGAGGTCTGATGTTACCGATAAAGAGGGATATGCCTTAGACTTCTCAACGATTCCATTATTTTTAGAACAAGCTACGGCTGAGTTGGCGCTTGACCTGCTGGAGGCAGATGCGAGCAAAACCGATTCACAGTCTATGGCGTTATTGAAGAAAGCAAAACTAGGGGCTTTAGAAGCAGAATGGGCTGTGCCTGATGTTGCTGATAAAGCCACTATTCAATCCGATGTTAGAACAATTATCTCTTTCTATCTCGACACCAAAGCCAACCAATTATTGAGAGCATAATGGGTATCAAGACAACGTTTCAAGCAACAGCCGACAAGATGTTTGTTATCTTTGCCGACTTTGTGAAATCTGTCAGCTACCAGCAATTCACGGAAGGCACATATAACCCCACCACTGGTTCATCTGGCAGTTATGCCGCAGCAACCAGCATTGATGTGGTATTCACATCTTATCGAGTTGAACAAATTGACGGCACAGTGATTCAGTTAAACGACAAACTAGCACTGGCCAAGAATCTTACTTTTACCCCAAAGGCGACTGATAAATTCACTCAAGATTCCGACATATGGAATGTGGTTAGTGCTGATGACGGTGGCACTGATGGCATCCTGTGGAACATACAGGTGCGCAGATGAGCGATATAGTCAATATTAGACCACCACCCAACAATGATGAGGTTGTCAATCTGCTGGAAGGCTTATTGGCTCATGCCAAAGAAGGGCATTTAATTTCGATGGTGTTTGTCGCCATGTATCAAAAAAACTGCACTTCTAATGGCTGGGCAGGAATCA